TGGGGTGCCTAGAAATACAGCCGCACCTTCCCTATCAGACAGGGCAGGACGTACAACCTCCCCCCACACCCTGGGATTTTGCATGCCAAACTCATCGAATACACATAGATCAAGATAGATACCTCTCAGACTGTCTGGGTTCTCCGCTGACAATAACATCAGCCTGCCACCATTTGGAAAGTCTACACGCAACTCAGTCTCATTGAAACTAACGCCAGGTATAACAGCCGCATAATACTTTACATAATCCCAAGCTATGCGCTTGGCCTGCGTAAAAGTAGGTGCAACAAAAGCAACCCTTGGCCTTGGTAACTCACAAGTCAAAGCATGTCTGATAAGGTGATTGACTGCCCAGACCGTCTTACCAAAGCGTCTGTGCATCACCAGTACATTCCAACGCTTCACACTCTTGTGCATTTCTGCTTGTAAGGATCTAGGCTTGTAAGGGATCTTTACCTGCATCACCCTTCCCACATAATCTTCACACCACCATCAGTAACCTCTACACCAGCACGATTCTTACTATCACCATACTGGTCTGGCATAACCTTGCCCGCCTTCCAACGTATATGTAAAGCATAATCCCTTAGAACATTAGGATCATAGTTCCTCTCACCACTCAACTGATGCTGATACATAGCCTCAACATCCTCTAGTGCCTTCTCAGCACTCTGCTGTTGAGCAGTCTTGATAGCATTACTAATCTCAGGATCACTGCCCATCCTCGTATACAAAGCAGACCTAGATACACGGTTACGCTCACATGCCTTCACAAGCGTGTAACCCTGCATCACATCAGATGCTACCCTGTCAATCTTAGCTCTGGGTATCTTAGCCATGTTCTCTCCGTGTGTGTGAAAGTAGTAATTAACACACATACAACGCGCGTGCGCACACAGGGGCTCGTGCCTTTGTTCTATGCCCCCCGTGGGGTCACGTTGCAGCGCTGCGCATTGCTACATTGCCGCGCGAAAGTGTCCGCGTTGTGCGTGAAATAAAATATACAACACACAATTCTACAACCACCAATCAACGCTGAATCATTGCCTGACTCACTGCCACAATGTGCAACAATGTTTGACACAATGTTATTAATATCACATATGGGATTGACAGTATAGTAACCAATGGTTATATGTAGGTTATCAACTAAAGAAAGGATCAAACAAATGATACGTTACGAAGTAAGAACACCACACAAGTCCTTCGTAGGTTGCGAGGGAACAATGGCCGAAGCAGTCGAGTATATCCAGTCATTGATTGACGCGGGCGTTGATATTCTTTCTGTTGAGTATTTTGACAGAGACGAACGGGTGGCAGCAATCAGAAACGGCGAAGTTTAATCTTTAACATGGGGGCATCCATGGAACATTTTACACTACCATCAGACGCAAAGCGTGGTCCTAATTGTGGGGTTACTGCTATTGCCGCAGCTACAGGCGAGAGCTTCCAGCGTGTTTGGGCATTGTGCGCAGCGCGTAGCATCCGCAAGCGTTTTAGAGGCGGCACCGTACACAATCAGCGTGTAGAGGTCTTAGAGCATCTACAGGCAGACTTTCAACCAATACAGATGCCACGCATGACTCTCGACAAGTTTTGCAACTGGTACGCTGAGAATGACACAACCTACATGGTCACAACGACTGGCCATGTTCAGCTTGTGCGCATTATCGACAGTGAGCCATATGTGCTGGATCAAACAGGCTGCAAGCCACTGTCTGAGTACTGGGGCAGGCGCAAGTATATCAGCCGCGATGTACTGAAAATGGGTGAGCCAAAGCGCAAGCCAGTAGCAGCGCCACAACCAACACCACAACAACCAGCAAAGTTTTGCAAGTGTGGCGCGTCATTGCGTACAGGCTCAAATCTTTGCGCTTGTGACAAACAACCAACCCCAGGCTTTACACATACAAGCCTGTTTCCCGCTCTATTCATAGAGCAACAACCCGCGCAATCAGCGCAACAACTAAATCTATTCTAGGAAGGATCAAACAAATGGCTAAAGTAAGAAACATTGTTGGACGCACTGGGCGCCCTGTCGTCAATCAGTTTATCATCACAACCGCAGATGGTGAATATTTCCAATCATATGAAACGGTGATAGCGTTTAGGGAGATATCAGGCAAGGTCTGGCTGGATTGTGAGCGTTGGAACTACAGCCACACAACAGCCAAATATCGCAATGGGTTTTTGGGAATGAACAAGGCCCAGATTGAAAAAGCTATTGATGCTGGCGAAATCAAATTGACTAACCTTAACCGTGAGAGGCAATGATGGACAGAATAGAAATATTCAACAACGCGCTATTCCTGCTGATTATGGGCCTAGTTATCTGGGGACTTATGGGCAGCGAGGCTTGGCTTTGGCAAGTGTTCAAGTGGGCAATTAACACCTTTGCCTAACATAACCCTACCCATTGACGGCTAGGTGCCGCCAGTGGGCTTCAAACCGCCAGCAATGGCATAAGAAAGGATCTACAATGTACGTTGTATTTTATACAGAGAGATTACCGCATGGCGAACCGGATCAGCTTTGGGCGAATGACTTGGTCACTGGACCTGTTTACCTGCATGACCGCTGGGAAGTCTGCGAGGAAAAAGAGGAAGCGGTTAAGGTATACCGCCAGCTCATTGACAGGGACAGCACCCACAATGCAGGGATCGCACCCATCAGTGAGGAATATTCAACAGACTGGTAAAAGAGAAAGGGCCAAGTCGGGGGCATCCGGCTTGACCCATGACTGGTGAAGGATCAACAAAACCAGCCATAACAGAGAGGGTAGCATGACAGCAGAAGAATTTAAACAGGAAAGAAAGCGTCTAGGTTTGACTATGGTGGCTATGGCTAATCACATTGGAGTTAGCCAGCAAGCTATTTGGTACTACGAAACTGGCAGAAGATCGGTGCCAAAACCTATTGAGCTGCTACTAGAGTCTAGGCGTGTGTATGAAAAGCAAACAGATAAAGGATCAGAGTAATGCCAGCAAAGAAAAGTGAAATGCTTACTATTAAGCTAACGAAGCAAGAGTTTAGTTTGATTACAGAATGGTGCATGTACCACTTCTGGGACAAAACAAATGGCTTTCAGGACGACATAAACGTTGATGAACTTATGGGGTGGGCAACGTCTTGTCTGCTAATGGCAAGACTTAAAACCATTGCAGATGAAAACAATATCTTTTTTGGCTTAGAAAAGGATGAGATTTACAAAGAGGATGACACTGACAGGCAGAAAGTAAACTCAGTGACGCGAGCATTTGTAGATCAATATGCTGCAAACGTAGAAATGATTGCAAAAAAGAGAGAGGCGTGAGCCTCTCTTAGTTTTCTCTTGGGAGGAATATGAAAACACAATGTTATAACACAATGTCTACACTTACAATGTAGACACTTTTTTTATTTAAAAATAATAAAATGCTACGTTGTCATCACTACACTCTGCTAGCAAGTGTCTACACTTTGTGTCTGTAAACAATGTTTCAAATATCATAGATTTTGTTGACAGTCTAGCCTGTTGCATCAATTTTTTCTCTAACAATGTAGAACCATGTTTGAAGAGAAACAATCACAGTAGCATCTGTGGCAGTAAATTCTGGGTTTACATGAGAGAGAAACAGGCGGCACCACACATCTTGTCTGTCATACTTGTAGATCAGCACTGGCATCAGATCACCTGCTGAGTCTACCGCTTGCTGCCACCACGCGTCAGCACCGCCCACAGGACCACTAGCGTAGCGTTTACACTCTACTGACCATTGTGGAATGTAGATATCACAACCACCCTTGGTTTGATATTGAGAAAGATTGCGGCGCACGTTTGCATAGCCAAGATGGTCTTTGATCTCGTTGACACACCACCGTTCAAAAGCAGAACCCTTGTCTCTACTTTTCTTGCTCATGAATACCGTAGACCATTTTGCACGTTGGACATTGTATCCTGCCATCAAGAAAGGTTTTGCAAGCAACACACATATCTGCGGCCTGGAGCCGTGCAAACCTACCGTCACCAGCCTGGATGTTGTATGACTTTACCTTTCCCAAGCCATTACATTCATCACAGTGGTCTTGTACAACCTCACCAGCCTCAAACCAGCTACGCCTGCGCACCCAGCCAGAGCCGTCACAAGTCTTGCATTTGCTCTCTGAAAAAATCATTTGGCGCAACCTCTCCATCTGTAGCCACAAATATCTTGCCCATAGTTTGTGGGCTTGGACGCCTACTGCCTGACAATAATCTATTTATAGCTGCCCGACTCATGCCAGCACGCCGCGCCAGCTTGGCTTGGCTCATCTTATTTTTTTCTAAATATTCTTCCAAAGTCATATTTTCTTGTATCACAGAGTTGACAGCCTGACAACAATTATGGTTAAAGTATGTTGACGATACACAGAGAGTAACAGGATATGCCACAGATACCAGAGTATAGAAAGTTTTTTGGCGCAAAGCATGACAGTGCATCAGGCGGGACACAGGAAAAGTGGGAATACGTATTGAAGATGTACGCTAGACATCTTGGCGTGTCCTTTCCAATGGCAGCTAGGCCTTGGTGTGGAATATGCGTTGAACATGGTGCATCAAGAGTTATCCTCGATGGTCAAGAGCTTCTAGCGGCTACACAAGAGGCCATGACCAAGTACAGGGATTACAGGCCGCGTGATTGGGATGACGGAAAAGACAGGGAAGAGTTTGAAGCCTTCCAAGAATACATGCCAGACATGATATTGTTTGCAGTAAACGCGCTGCAAAAGTTTTTCCAACAGGCAAACAGAGTCGAGGGCAACAAGCAAGAATGGCACAAAGAGCCTCAGATTGACGTACCAATTTTGTTGTATCGTGATTTTTTTGGCGCTGGCCTTCAAGTAGATTTGAAGTGTAAGCCACCGCTACGCAACCCAATCAAAAAAGATGGCACAAGAACCTGGCGCGTACCAAAGCCAGAGATCACCCCAACATGGCTACAGACTCAACAACAGTCTGTGTATTGGAAAGCCAGTGGTGAGCCGCCAGCCTTGCTGTATGTGTCAGCGGCAGGCTATCACATAGCCACAGCAGAAAACTGTGAGCAACTTTCAGAGCAAAACTTAGAGCGTGCGTATCAAGAAGTTGTGCGCAGTTGGCTCATATCACAGAACTTACTCAAGGCGGCAAACGGTAACTGGCACGATTTAGCTGGTTTGGTCCAGCCAGATTTTAATGAAATAGCAAGGCGTCATGGGCCATCTATCGTAGACGTAGCTAAACAACTTTGGAGTTTCTAATGTTTGAAAACATTACCAAACGTTTTGAAAGAAACAAAAACACAGACGATCTTTATGGCTACACAGAGAAATATCAGGTCGAGGTTGTTGCCACTTTTCGTAAAACTTACACCATCCGCGCTTTAGATGCAGATGATGCGCAAAAAAAGGTGGTCAAAAAATTACAAAAACAAAACAAAACCTACAATCGTGTAGGGTTGCACTTTATCAAGGCAATGGCAGAAAAAGCAGAAAGGATCAAAGATGACTGAAGCATATAAATTAGTGCGCAGGGATGACCCAAGCACCAGCCACGACGCAGCACAGCAGATGGACGCAACGGCTATGGAATCTATTGTAGCTGATGCAATATGGGCGTTTCGTGCAGAAGGTGCAATAGCAGATCAGGTCTGCGATGCCCTTCCGCAGCACCGCTATAACTCAATTACCCCACGTTTCAAAGCCTTAAAAGAAAAGGGCATCATCATTGTAGATGGCACAAAACGTAAGGGCGCATCAGGACGCGGGCAGATGGTTATGTGGCACAAGGAGTTTTACAATGGACAAGAATGAGATTAGCAAAATCGTAGATGAGCTTTTGAACGAAAGGGATCTGCGTATGGATGACTTGTTCAACCGTTTGCAGCAAGTGACAAGAGATCTAGAACTTGTGACTTACAAATGTAACGATTTGGAAAAGCGTTTACTGGAGAAAGACAATGAGGATGACAAATAACAGGCAAGGCAAGGCTTTACCAGACAACCTATGCGAGCTGCTTGCGGAGGTGGGTATGTCTGACAAGATGGATGAAGGTGCAGTGTGGAACTGCCACGGCACGCCCGTGATCTTACACAAAGCCTTAGAACGCATAGCAGATCACACAAACATTTTGTTTAGCGAGCCAACAATAGTGGAAGCCAACTCCCAAGCAAAGGTCGCTGTTATCTGTGTGACTGGCAAGTTAGGTGATAAAACAGCTTGGTCAATAGGCGAGTCTGCGCCATCCAACACAACTAACAGCTACCCATACGCTATGGCAGAGAAGCGTGCCAAAGATCGTGTGATACTCAAGCTGATAGGTGCGTCTGGGTTTGTTTATTCAGAAGAAGAGGCTGATGATTTTAAAAACTCAAAGCCAGATGTTATCCAAACTCAAAAGAAGAAGCTGAGTAAAGAAGAAGCAGAGTGGCTTGCACACAACGAGGCAACCTTAGATCAGTACACCTTGAAAGATCTTGAGGTCTTTATGAACAAGCCTTTTACAAAAGCAACGATGCAAAGCATCAAAGAAAAAGACATTGATGCTTACAACGATTTCAAGACACTGTTTGTCGAAACAAGAGAAAAGTTAAAGGAGAAAGCAAATGGCTAGAAGATGGCTACCAGTTATGACAGTGAAACTGTTTACCTACAACGGCAATGGTTCAGCTACACATAGCAACTCTAAATTTAGGCCGCACATCGGCAAACCAGCACAACCTGGCACCGTAACATTTTTTCCAGACAAGCTGTATGACGTGCAACTGTTTGAAAATGACGATGGTACGAGAGCCGTGCGCTTTCAAGAAGTCATAGAGTACCAAGCAGATGACAACATTGCTGATGATATTTCACAGTCAGCACTAAAACCTGTTGGGCAAGTCGTGCAGATGAAGCACGCAGACAAGGGAGACATTGACGATGACATCCCCTTCTAATCGCCTTTTAAGCCCCAGAGAGGTGGCTTTAGAAATTTTTGGTAGTGATACCCGCCCAAAGGTACAAAGGGTGCGTATGCTTATCCAAAGGGGCGATATAGAAGCAAAGAAGCTGGGCGGTATGTATTATGTACCCAAAACAGAGATAGATAGGCTGCTCAGTGCCGAAAAAAACTAAAACAAAAAGACTGCACGCACCTTCTGGTCAGACAGTCACATGTGATCTTTGCGGAGAAACACATGGGCTGATGACTGGAACGTGGGTGATAAACGGAGAGGGAGATCTTTTGTGTTATGGCTACGGAAAAAATTGTGTCGCTACAAGAGTCGCGCAGTCTGAAAGATGCGCGGATAGTAGCACCTGATTACTACGCTGCTTTGATATTGAATGGCTGGGGACCATACAGAATACTAGAAGAACACGGCTTCAAACCGCACAAAGCAAAGCACATCATCCCACTTAATGATGAAATAAGCGGCGGTTATCTTACAGAGCCATACGTTATTGAATGTCTGGCTCAGTATTTAGCTGCTGGTGGTAAAACTCTATACAGATAAAACAAAGGAAGGATCGAAATGGAACCGACAAAAAATATAAATATCAGCGTAAAGTTGCAACAAGCAATGGATCAAAAGAACAAAGAGCTTGGCACAAGCTATATGCTTTCACAGGCAAATTTTATAAAGAGGGATCATTTAAACATACCCAATAACTGGCCTAACCCTTGGAAAGAGATTGATGATGGTATTGTCAGTTTGTTTGGCAAGGAAGTGTTTCGTTATAAAAAATATCTGCGACCAGCGGGGTTTAAGATATACGGACTTTCTATGTGCAAAAAGTATTGCAGAATCTGGCGCGGCAAAAAGGTTTTGCACATATCATTTGCAGCGTGGCGTCCAAACACATACAACACTGTCATGAGGTATTATATAGAAGGCATGCCAACCGACACTGGGTACTCCCGCAAAGAGATGCGTCAGTTGATTGAAGATTTGCAATAAAGACCTAATTACTTGCGCTTCTTAGGTTTTTTCCCCGCCTTCTTCATAGCAATAGCTGTCGCTGCTTGC